CTTTACAGCTAATCTAACTGCTGGTCGTACTGCTATTGCTGCTGCTACAACTACTGCACAACTCGTTGCAATCGCTAATCCTGTTTAAGGAATAATTATGTCAGTATCTTTATATGGTAGTGGTCAGACAGTATTGCAGGTAGTTTCGTCTACTTATACATCTTCTTTTGGAACAAGTAGCACATCTTTTGTTTCAACAGGATATTCTGCATCTATTACCCCTCAATCCACCACAAGCAAAATTTTAGTTTTAGTTACTGGTGGCATGGTATCTACTGCATCTAGTCAAACCATGACAGGAACAATTTATAGAGGCTCTACAAATCTTGGAGATTCTACAAGAGGTTTAGTTGAATATTATGTAAGCGGAACTTTGCAAGCTCCAGCAAATATGGGAATTGTTGATTCCCCATCAACTACTTCTTCAACTACTTATACAATTTATGCAAAAACTGGTGGTGGTACTGCAACATGGAATATTGACCCATGCGTAGGTTCTATTATATTAATTGAAATTTCAGGAAGCTAATATGGCAACAATTATTGATGCAATTTTTGCTTTAAATACAGATATTGTTACTATTCGTGGCGATGCGGCTTATGATAAAAATGAACAAGTAGTCCAATACGAACTAGCGGCTGCACAAGCTAAATTAGTAGAACTACAAGCTGCTGAAGCAAAAGCCGAACAAGATGCTATCACTGCAAAGGCTTCTGCACTAGCTAAACTAACAGCATTAGGACTAACACAAGCTGAAGTAACTGCACTTTTAGGATAATATGACTGCCTCATACACACAATCTCGTAATGCCGTAATCAATGGTGCCTTGCGTGTATTGGGCGTTATTGGTGCTGGTGATACCCCCACAGACGACGACTACAATAACTGTTCTCAAGCCCTAAACCTGTACATCAAACAATTACAGACTAAAGGTATGCCATTATGGAAAGTAGAAGACCTACAAGTTCCAATGGTAATTGGACAGAATACTTATACTTTAGGCCCAACAGGAAATGTAGTCACAACTCGTCCTTTGCGTGTGGTTATGGCGTTTATTCGTAACCCTCAAAACCAAGATACCACCTTAATGGTTATCTCTCGTCAAGAGTATATGCAACAAGGTTACAAGCCTTCACAAGGTATTCCTAACCAAGTTTATTATGACCCACAGTTAGGCAATGGCGTGTTATATGTTTACGACACCCCATCGGCTACGGGTTATACCATTCACCTTCAGGTTCAAATGCCTGTAGATGATGTCCTCAATCCTAACGATATTCCTGACTTTCCTTCTGAGTGGTTTAACTGTCTTAAGTTTGGATTGGCAGACCAGCTATCCCTTGAGTATGGAGTTCCTGCACAAGTGCGTGCTGAATTAGCTCAACGTGCTGCTAAACTAGAAGAAGTAATGACTGACTGGAGTCAAGAAGAAGCTAGTACCGCATTCCAACCTTCTAATAGATATTACAGCTAATTATGGCAATCAGCCGTGTCCCAATGGGGCATAACATTGGAAGTCGTGACGGCACCTTAAACAAAGATAGTAAGGTTGGTAACGCTATCATTGAAATTGAAAAGAAAGAATCTTCTGCAATTGTTAAGCGTCCAGGTTTAAAGGTATACCAAACTCCGCCTACCACCGGTGTAGGTTTAGGAGTCTTTGCTGCAGGCACACACTTACTCAGCATTGTTAACGGAACCTTTTATGACAATAACGTTGCTAAGGGCACGGTAGATGCTAGTGATGAATACGATTGGATTTATTCTGTAGACGGCACTCAAGTCTTTTTTAAGAATGAGAACCACGGATATGTCTATTTCTTAGCTTCAGGCACCATTTTAGACCTTCAAGGCACCATTACGACGCAAAGTGGTACTACGGTATCAGGTACTCCTGTAGTAACATTATCTGCATCCAACAGTGCAATTCAAGTTGGTCAGATTGTGACAGGAACAGGAATACCTCTTGGCACTTATGTTTTAACCGTATTTGGAACTGCTCTTACTTTAAGTCAAAATGCTACAGCTAGTGGAAGTACTACTCTTACCTTTACTACCTCTTATCCTGGGACTACTGTTTCAGGTGCTGTTTTCGTAGACGGGTACTATGTTGTTGGAACTCCTGCAGGGTTGTTATACAACTCTAACGTAGAAGACCCAACCACATGGCAAGCAATTAACTACATTGGAGTCGTATCCGATGCAGACCCGCTTGTAGCTATTGGTCGAACAATTAACTACATTGTTACTTTTGGTTCCCACCACATGGAGTTTTTCTATGATGCAGGAACTTCGCCAGGTAGCCCATTCTTACCCTATCAAAACGCTGTAATTCAGTTTGGTATTGCAGCCGAAGATTCTTTGGTGCAGATGGACAATACTTTAATTTGGATGTCTACCGCTAGACAAAAGGGTTATCAAGTAATGGCTATGGCTGGTCAGACTCCACAAGTCATTTCAAATCAATACATTGAACGCATTCTGAATCGTTGTAATCCAGACTATGCTTATGCCTTCAGTATTAAGATTTCAGGCCATTCCCTTTACGTACTAACCTTGAGAGACTTAGGGTATACCCTAGTATATGACTTTGCTCAAAATGGTTGGACATATTGGTCTTCTATGGAGAATAACCAAGAGACATACTTCCTTGGTCAGTTCTATGCCAAATTTGGTACTTTAGACCTTCTACAACACGTCAATTCAGGCGTTATCTATCAGTTTGACCCTAACACCTACCAAGACTACGGAAACCCTATAAACGTGTTTGCAAGGACTCCTTTGGTCGATGGTGGCACCAACCTACGTAAGTTTTGGAGAAGCGTCCAAATCGTCGGAGATAAGGTCGATTCCTATGCTCTAGTCCGGTATACCTCAGACGACTATCAGACATATTCTGCGTGGCAGAACGTTAACCTCAATACCTCTAAATCCGAAGTCCATAGATTAGGACAGGGTCGTAGACGCTCTTTTGACCTTTTACACCAAGACAATTGTGCGTTAAGATTAGAGTACTTTGAGGTAGACGTTGAATCGGGGGATACATGATTGAGTACAAAGAAGAGACTTACGACAAAGTTATTGACGAAATTAAGCCATTACTTGAAGACCATTGGGAAGAAATAGCTCTACATAAAGATACTATTAAGCTCAACCCAGACTATGGGCGGTATCAAGAAATGTTCAAAAATGGCAGTATGAAGATTGTAACTGCTAGAGATGATGGAAAATTGGTAGGATATTGCATATTATTGCTATACCACCACATCCATTATAAAGACCAATTTATGGCTATGGATGACATTTTTTTCATCGCCAAAGATTATCGTAAGGGCTTGACAGGTGTAAAATTGTTCATTAAGACCGAAGAGATAATGAAGCAGTACGGAGTTAAAAAGCTGTCCATGAATGTAAAAGTACATCAGGACGTAGGGCCAATATTTGAACGTTTAGGATATAAAGAGACTGAGCGTATGTTTACTAAGATGATAGGATAGATTATGGGTGGAGTAGCCGCTGGCGTAGCAGATATATTTGGAGGTGCAACAGCAATTGATGCAGGAGTCGCTACCGCAGCAGACGTTGCAGCAGGTGCCGCTAGTGTTGGTGATGCTTTAGCCGCAGGTGCTACCACTGCAGATTTAGTTTCCGCAGGAGTTCCCATTGCTGATTTACTTTCAGCAGGTGTATCTGCAGGTGATTTGACGGCAGCTGGCGTAACGGCAGAGCAATTAGCTGCAGCAACCCCCGCATTAGAAACCGCAGCAGCAGGTGCTGAGTCTGTACCATTTCAATTAGCTGATGGAACAATGGGTTCTATTCAAGGTGGTAATATCCTTGATGCAGCAGGCAATATTGTTGCAGAAGGGGGAACTGGTGGCACTTCATTAGGCGATGTTTTAGGGTATGCCAAAACTGGTGCTCAAATAATTGGTGGTATAAGCCAATTTATGGGTGGTCAGCAAGCTAGACAAGCTGGCAAACAAGTTGGTCAATTACAAGCTGACCCTTATGCAGCATACCGTTCACAAGCCGCATCTCAATTGCAAAACTTGTTGATGAACCCTAGTACAATTACTACAACCCCAGGCTATCAATTTAACCTTCAGCAAGGTCTCCAAGCACAACAAGCTCAACAAGCAGCACAAGGTCGTTTGGTATCCGGTGGTGGATTGTTGCAAGCTCAACAGTTTGGTCAGCAATATGCCACATCTAACCTGCAACAACAACAAAACTTGTTGGCTACATTATCTGGTGCTAACCAAGCTCCCGCTACTGGTGCTACTGCACAAGGTAATTTAATTGCTGGACAGTTAGGCGGCAATTTAGGTGGTTTACAAGCAATGGCTACTGGAGCACAAAATGTGCTTAACCCGTTGGCTACTTTGTATTCACAATACAATCAACCGTCACCAGGTATGAATAATTAAGGATATATTATGGCTGGTTTAGGCTCAGAATTATTTAACTTAGCAACTTCTTATGACCCTGCTGGTGCTATGCGTCAAGCAGATGTAGGTTATCAGCAATACCAATTACAATCGCAAGCATTACAACAAAGACAACAAGAACGAGCACAAGAAGCAGCACAAGCTAAAGGCCTTCCTGTTATGGCTGGTACTATTGGTGCTGCAGGTGGTCAACCACAAGCATTAGGACAAATGGCTGGCAATATGCTTGGGCCTCAATACAAACTGACCACTCCTGATGGTGAGTTGACTAGTGCTGGTTTAGTTAATCAAACTTTAATGACTGCACAAAAAGAAGAACAAAACGCACAAGCACAAGCAAAAGAAGCAAAGTTTCTTGCTGATATGGGTCAAACTAAAGAGGCTCAAGTTGCTGGCATGGAAGCTCGTAGATACATGAACAATGCACAAAGAGCAAAAGAACAAGCTCAAAAACTAAAGACTGAAGCTAAAGATGACTTTGCCTCTTCTTTATATGGTGCTAATAGTCAGGCCGAATATGACCAAAGATTGAAAGATGCTTTAGAACGCACCGGCATTCAAGCACCAAAAGATTTTCCTACAACTTGGTCTCCTGAAATGAAAGATAGACTTCTTTCTAAAATGTCTCCTGCGATGCGAGCAAAAGTAGAATCACAAGACCGTGCAGAAGCAAAAGCACAAAGAGACGAAAAACGTGCAGAATTACAAAACAATAAATTGATTGCTGCAATTCAAGGTGGCACCGGTAGAGAAACACCTCAACAAACTCGTGTTATCCAAGCATTTAAACAAACTGCAGAC